GAAGAAATCATCTAAGAAATCATCCAAGAAAGGAGGATCTATTAGCATTCTAAAAGGAGGTGCAAAAAAAGCATCTAAAAAAGCATCTAAGAAAGCATCTAAAAAAGCATCCAAGAAATCATCTAAAAAATCATCCAAGAAAGGGGGCTCTAATAGCATTCTAAAAGGAGGTGCAAAAAAAGCATCTAAAAAATCATCCAAGAAATCATCCTATAAATCATCCAAACCGAAATCTAAAAAAGCATCTAAAAAAGCATCTAAAAAATAATTTATATTGCTTTGTAAATTAAAGAACTAAAATTACATTTTTGGTTCATCAAATATAAAAGCTAAAACTATAAAATATTATCTTAATAAAGATGTCAGTTTAGATAATCTATGTGAAATTTGTGATTGTTCAAAGCAATCATATATAATTTTATAAAATAACTTGATCTAAAACGGGTAAACCAAACATTTATTTGTATGACTTTTGTAAAACATTATAGCTCTTCTAGTCAAATAAATTATATATGGTGTAAATAAAAATATAATGTTTATAACTTGTACGTCCATATTAATGTTTTATCACCATCTACATCATTAAAATTATTTGGAGATATCCTAATTAATTTTAAATTTGTTAGCAAAATCAATAATTTTATCAGACAACAAAACTATAATAATAATTTTTAAATTATTATTATATTTCTGTAAATTTTGAACTAGTAAATTATATATATCTATTATAAATCACTAATATTATTAGTTGCTTTTGAATTAGTTAAAATAATTATTTTAATCAATAAAATCACTATCATCATCATTAGATGAATTAAATGTTTTGAATGATTTTATCTCAAGTTTTTTTACTAAACTGTTTTTAGTATTTGTATGTTTTGTACTTTTTTTAACTGTACTTTTTACATCTTTTACATCTTTTACATTATTAACTGTACTTTTTTTAACTGTATTTTTTTCTTCTTTTATTTCTTTACAATCATCAATAAAATCACAATCATTATTATCAATAAAATCACCACAATCTGAATCACAATCTTTTTCTTTTTCTATTTTAACATATTTTTTATATCCAGTATATTGTTGTGTTGGTTTTTGTACAAGTTTATTTAACTTTAATAATAATGTGTTATCAAAATTTCCAGATAATATTTTATATTTATTATTAACAATATAATTATTGTGAATTGTATAAGTTAATGCCATTTTAACATATTTTTTTCTTTTATTTACAATCGTTTGTAATTCATTTAATTTATCTTGGTTCTTTCTATAATATAAGATTCGTTCCCATGTTTCATTTAAAATTGGTAATATATTATTAAAAAATACATCATCACGTACAATTTCAACATTATGAGATGATTCTAATTTCCAATAAATAATACGATAAAAATAATAATCTTTATTAATATCAGGATATGTTTCCTTAAAATTATTTAATGTTTCAAATACCCATGATTCATATTGCGATGAATCCATATCTAATCTTTTAGGATATATATGTTTAGATTTCCATTCTGCTAAATCACCTTCAAATTCTGATATAAAAATTTTTGGATAAAATTCAAGAATGATACCTTTTTTAAGTCTATTGTCAACATCCATTTTAGTTCCATTTGTACCAATCGTATTAATACATGTTTCACAATTATCCAATAAATATTTTTCTTTTGATTCATATTCGGTTAATTTACACTGCCAAAAATCACATACATCTAGTTCACAACAAATTAATTGTTGTTGTACTTGACAATAATAATAATATGGACAAATTTCACCTTGTATTTTTCCACTTGTTACAATATCTCTTGTCACAGGACATTTAATTTCTAACATACAACCTAATCTATCAGAAAATTTATTATCTAATGTATATTTTGAACAAATACCATCTGGTGATGCACCTAATATTTTATATTTATCAGATGGTAATGCACCAAATTCAAAAACTCTTGAATTATAAATATGTTCATAAATTCCAGTTGCAGTTGATTCAAATTTGACACCATGAAAAACTGTAGCATTTGCTCTAAAAGGAAAATTAGGATCGCACTTTTTCAAAATAAATGATTCAACTGGTTCATATGGATTTAAATCTATTGCTGCAGCCATATCAGATGCAGTTATACGAGTATATCTATAATCATACCATTCTTGTGATCTTTGTGCAGGTTGTGGCAAATCTTTTAATTTATTAAAATGTTTATTTAATTTTTTATATTTTGATGGTACTTTAATATCTGGATATTTTTCTTCACATTCTCTAAAACAGTTCTTACCATTATCAAATGATAAATTAGACTCATACATGTAATATTTATTAAATAATCTATTAAATATTTCATTCATAATTTCAGGCGTAACATCTGCAAATTCTTTTTGTAAATCACGATAAACTTGGTGTTTAATCTGTGCTAATTCTAACATATCAATTTTAGTATTATTATCAATACTATTATTTAATATACTTACACATCTTTCAAGCATTAATGATATATTTCCAAATGACATTTATTAAATAATAATTAATATTGTTTAAATCATTATTAATTCAATTTATTTTATTATAAATTAATCATTCAAATAATAATATTTTCCATTTTTATACTGTAAATCTACTAGTGAAATTATTTTACCATTTATTTCATCATAACTTACTTTTTCTTTTTTTGTTAAAACTTTTAATTTTATTAGTTCTATTAAATCATCACGTAACAGAAACCTTTCTTGTTCAGAATTTATTTTTAAATTATTAACGAATTCTTTAATTTTTAAAATTTTATGAATTGCATTTAATTTTGTCCATGATTTTTTATATAAAGTATCGTCTGAAAATATTTGTTTATGATTATCGGATTCTATTGATGATGTTAAATCAAGTTTATCTGAAACTTTATCTGACATTTTTTCTGTCTGAGTATCATCATTTTTTGATGTGTCTAATAAATTATCTTCTGATAGTTTATAATCATTTTTAATCGTAATTAATAAATTTTCATAATATTCTTTAATCCAATTATAATTAGGATCATTTTGTGATAAACTATATAATAATCCTTGGTAATATTTTATACTTAATTTTGTTTTAATTATGTCAATGTCCATACTTAATATAAATAATATATATATATCTTTAACGTACTTTTTTCAATATTTATAGTGTATATAAATATTGAAAAATTAAATTATAATTAATATTATTAATTAATAACAATGTCTAATAATGAATTATTTGAATATCTTTTTGCATTAAGAATATCATTACAAGATTCCTATGAAAATGAGTCTGATATTATTAGGGAACTTAAATATTATTTAAGAGATATTAATACACCTTCTACAGAAATAAATCAAACTTTGCATGATTTTTATAATTTATATGGTATTAATATATCTGTTGAAATAATTGATGAAGTACCTACAATGACAACAACCGTATTAAGTAATATCTTAGGATATTTAGTAGGTTCTAATAATAGCGATAATAATATTAATAATAATAGCGATGATAATAGCGATGATAATAGCGATGATAATAGCGATGATAATAGCAATGATAATGATAATAGCAATGATAATGATAATAGCAATGATAATAATAGCAATAATATTAATAATAATAATATACAAGCAATAAATAACTTTACAAATTCAATATTACAAATTTTATCAAATGATCAACAAAATGATGAACTATATGAGCCAAATAATAATAATAATATATATACTTTTCAAAATCCTCAACTAATACAATCACTACTACAATATAATAATAATAATGTAAATAGTAATAATTTATCACAAAACTCTATGATTACAATTTTTAATTCATTTGTCAATAATGATAATAATAATATATTTTCTGATGTTGTTATAACAACTGATGAACACGATTTAAAAGCATTAACAACATATAAATTAGAAAATGATTCAGATATTAATTGTAGTATTTGTATGGAAAATATGAAGAAAGATGAAACTATATTAAAACTCAATTGTTCACATACTTTTCATAATGATTGTATAAAACAATATCTTGAAAAATATAATTATAAATGTCCAATATGCAGAGACGAAGTTGGAAAACCGAAATATAATATATAAAAATTTTATTTATAGTTTATATATTTTATTATTGTATATATTTTTATTGTTGTATATTTTTTTATTGTTTTTATTATTGTATATATTTTATTATTTTATACAATTTATTATTTTATACAATTTATTATTTTCGTACACATTTTTATTATTTTATACAATTTATTATTGTATATATTTTATTTTCGTACACATTTTTATTATTGTATATAATTTTATTGTTGTACACATTGTTGAACACCTTGTTGTACACCTTCTTGATGATGTGATTCATGGTTATTACCTGGATTATTAGGTTGATTTAATTTATTTAATAAGTCTAATATTTGTCTTGTTAAACGTTGATTACAATCACTTGTAATTGTTTTTGTAAGACCGCTTAATTTAGGAATTTCTGCTTCTAATTTAACTTCTTCTTTATCAAAAGATTGAAATATTTTCTTAAGTTGAGATACTGTATCAGGTGGTAAGGTTGTAAAATTAGGCAATTCCATTGTAAATCTTATATATAAATCACCTTTTTGCCCAGTTTGTAAAGATGTCATACCTTCATAAGCAATTTTACGTATAGTATTAGTATCTGTTTTACTAGAACTACTTATATGTAATTTTCTGCCATCTAAATGTGTTATTATTTTATTAAATCCAAATAATGCTTGATATAATTTTAAGTCTATATCAATAAATAAATTATCATCAATTCTTTTAAAATGTTCATGAGGTTTTATATTTATTACTATAACTAAATTTGTTTTTATATTTTGTAAATGATGTCCTTTATGTTGTAAACTTATTTTATTACCTTCTGAAAGTCCTGACTTTAATGTAATTGGAATTGTTTTATCTTGTGTAATAAAACACGTCCCTTTACACATTTCACATTTATTTGATTCTTCTATTACTTTACCAGCACCTTTACATATCTGACATTCACATAATGTGTTTTGTGTGATTGGTCCCATACGAACTTGTCTAATTTGTACACCTTGACCATTACAATTATTACACATTGTTTTTTCGCCATTTTTAGAACCTTCGCCTTTACATTTAGTGCAATCTATTTTCTGTTTATAAATAACATTAACAGTTTCTTCATTATATAATTGGTCTAATGTAACAGATATTGTTATTACTATATCTTCAATATTTGATTGTTTTTGACCCATACCCATTCCGCCCATACCACCCATAGAAAATGGAAATCCTTGACCAAACATATTACCAAAATCAGAAAATGGATTATTACCTTGTTGTTCTTGATTCATACCATTAGTAAAAATATCCATTCCAATTTGATCATATAATCTTTTTTTTTCTGCATCTAATAATATTTCTTTAGATTGTGTAATATCTTGAAATTTAATTGTATTTTTTTCTTTTACTTCAGGTGTCGAATTAACATGTTTATCAGGATGATATTCTTTTGATAGTTTATTATATGCTTTTTTAATTTCTACATCTGTTGCATTTGGTGATATTCCTAACCGATCGTATAATACCGTGTCTTTTACCATTAAAATTAATAAGTCAGTATTCTTTTAATTATTTATGTTTAATTTTTAAAAATGATTTATATAAAGAGATATTTTATAATTAAATAATGGCTAATAATATAGATGGAACTAATATTATTAATGTTTTTATAGATGGTGATAAAACTTGTTTTATTTCAAAATCATCAATTAAAAAATTTAAACAGATAGTTAAAACACATGATTTTAATATTAATAATGTTGATGAACTCAGTAATAAATTTATGAAACCAGGATTTAAATTAATATGTTATCTT